GTCCCTGCGGCTGTTTTGCTATGGAGGTAGCAGCATGATTAACGTCGTATCCGTCCGGGTTGGAAGCAAGTACGCGATTGAGTACGTTACCCGCCTTCATGACGGCATTGCCCGCCATTTGGACGAAGAACAGCGCCATTGGTGCCTAACGGACGACCCTGACAGCCTGCCTGAAGGCATTACGGCTATTCCGCACAATCCCGATCTGCCGGGCTGGTGGCAAAAGTGCTTTTTGTTCTGCGAAGAAGCGATGCCGTGGCATATCGGGGATGAAATCCTCTACATGGACCTCGACGTATGCGTGACCGGCAGGCTTGAAGAACTGCAACACGGCATCATTCAGGACTGGCACTGGCCAACCTATAACAGCAGCGTCATGCGATGGGCTTACGGCGACCATTCCGACATCTGGACATGGTTTGAGCCGGATTTCATCGATCTGCCGTCTGACACATTGCAGGGGCTTTTGCCTAAAGGCCAAGTGAACGGCGGGGACCAAGAGTGGATTACGCAAATCAGCAAATGGGACACGTTCCCCGCTGATATGTTCGTCTCATATCGGAACGCGGTGTCATGGCCACCTGAGACGGCTAAGGCGGTTATCTTTCATGGTGACCCAAAGCCGCATGAAGTGACCGAGGGCTGGGTTCCTGGTGTCTGGAAGGTTGGCGGCTTCACGGCCATGCCAGAGCTAAAAGGCATGAACGTCACGCACGACTTCGCCTATGCCAATGTGCGGGCGAACGTGCAGCGGGATTTGGCGTGGTTTTCGGGCTTTGGCGACCAAGACAAGGCTTGCGTCATTGTCGGTGGCGGTCCCTCGCTTTCGGACAGTGTGCAATCGATCAAAGACCATCGCAGACGCGGGGCCAAGATTATCAGCGTCAACAATGCGATGCGGTATCTGATCAAACACGGCCTGACGCCAGACGGTCACGTCATGCTGGATGCGCGGGAAGAAAATCTGCATATGGTCGAGGATGCGCCAATGTCCGTGCGCTATTTCCTCGCTTCACAGGTTCATCCGTGCGTGTTTGATGCGCTTTCGGGGCATGATGTTGTTCTGTGGCACAACGCGATGGGTTCCGGTGAAGAACTCATGGACATCATTAAGCCGTGGTTTGACGAAGGCCCCGACCAGAAGCCGTGCGTTTTAGTTCCGGGTGGTGGCACGGTGGGCTTGCGGGCTATCAATCTGGCGTGGCTGTCAGGGTATAAGAAAATACACCTCTACGGTTTTGACAGTTCGTATGCCGAGGGCGCCCACCATGCCTATTCGCAAAGCCTGAACGACGGTGAGGCGACAATGGAAGTCGTGCTGGGTGACAAGACATACACTTGCGCCCGCTGGATGATTAGGCAGGCGGTCGAATTTCAACGCCAATTTTTGTATTTGCAGGAGCGCGGCGTTAAATTGATAGCTCACGGACGAGGTTTGGTGCCGGATATGTGGAGACTTCTAACCAATGCTTAACGCAACAAAAGACAAATTTTTCGCTTCTTTTGAGACTGACCCGAATTCCGGGTGTTGGCTGTGGACGAAGTATTTGACGCACCGTGGATATGCACAAATTCGCGTCGGGCCAAAGGTCATGAAGGGGCATCGTGTGTCATTGATGATTGGGGGCATCGACCCCACGGGTCTTTGCGTTCTGCACAAGTGCGACACGCGCTCATGTGTAAATCCTAATCACCTGTTTGTTGGCACAAACGCCGACAACATGGCTGATCGGGACAACAAGGGCCGACAAGCGAGTGGCAGTCGCAACGGGTCGGCCAAGCTGACGGAAGGCGCGGTAGCCACAATTAGGCGGCGGCGTCAGGACGGGGAAAAGACTTTTATTCTTGCGACAGATTACGGCGTTAGCCAGTCGCTAGTGCGACAGATTACGCGCGGCATCGGATGGAAGCACGTCGCATGATCTGGGCAGGCGCGCTTTTGGCAATCTGGCTGCTGTGGCTGCTAGTCGTCGGCATCTTTGTGAACACGCGCCGATGAAACTGATCGACGGCCTTTGGTGGCCTGATTTTGACGTTCAATGCCGTGCAGTGGTGATTGACGAGTGTGCCGCTGCGATGCCTCTCGTTCTGCCGTTGGTGGCTGAAAAGCGGGTCTGCGTTCAAGCCGGTGGCAATGTCGGGGTGTATCCGCTTGCGCTGTCAAAGGTCTTTGGCGAGGTCATTACGTTTGAACCCGATGAAGACAATTTCGAATGCCTGCACAAGAACGTCACTTATGACGATGCGCTTGTGTTTTTTGGGGCGCTTGGGTCGGAACCTGGCTGGTGTTCGGTCCAGCGCATCGATACGGACAACTGCGGTTCGCACAAAACGTTGCCGGGAACGGTTGTCCCCGTTCAAACCATTGATAGCCTTGGGCTAGAGCATTGCGACTTGATCTGGCTGGACATTGAGGGTGCCGAGGCCGACGCCATTAAAGGCGCACTAGCGACAATCGAGAAGTTTTCGCCTATCATAGTCCTCGAAGAAAAGGGACTTGGCCCGAAAGCCGATCTGCCGGGCTATTCAAGCGTGATGCGGATTGGAAATGACACTGTGTATCGGAGGACATAGATGGATTATGTAGCGCCAGACGGACGGGACCGGATTATCCCGCGTTTCCATATCAAGCCGGTTCGGAACAATTTCCTGTCCGAAAAGGAGGGACGCGAGGTCTGGGCTGACGTTGAGTATGTGGAACTGATCGTGCCGGGCGATAACAAGAACATCGTCGATGTGGCCGTGAAGGACGAACACCGCGACCGCTGGCCCACCAAATACGCTGCGTTTAAGGCCAACATGGAAGCCCCTGAGAGCGGAACACCGCTAGAGGAATGGGCTGGTGTGGGCCGCAGTCAGGTCATTGAGCTTAACAGCGTCCATATCCGCACCGTGGAGGCTCTGGCGGGCTTGTCTGACAGCCAGCTTGCCAAGTGTGTCCCGATGGGTGGTCAGGTTCTCCGTGCGAAGGCTCAACGGTTCATTGAGCAGACCGAGGCTGAGAAGCCCCTTGCGGAAATGGCACAGCGCATCCGTGAGCTTGAGGAAAAACTGGCGCTTGCGCTAGAGGCTAAAACAGAGAAGGAAGCGGCATGAGCGGTTTGGAACGTGACGTGATGTATAAGCCAGGTGCGACCTTCTACAAGGAAGGCAAGTTCCTGATGTTCCGCTTTCAGGCGGATTCGTCGTCAGTGATTGGCCCGCGTGTAGCGACCGATGCAGACAAGAAGGCGCATGGCGCTGAGTATGATATGTATCTCAAGACGGCGTTCAATAACGCGCCTGTGGAGGCATTCGATCACGACGGGGTGGATGGTCCCGGCGGTGTAGCCCAGCCTGTCAGCGACGACCAAACGGACGTTGTGGCGGAACATGAAACCATCCCCGCCCTTAAAAAGCGCGGGCGCCCTGCAAAGGCCTAACCAATGGCGATGGATTTACTTGCGATTGTCCAAAGGGCCTGCCGCCTTTTGTCCATTCCCGTCCCTACGGAAGTCGTCAACTCGACTGACGCACAGGTCCAGCAACTCTACGCGCTGGCCAATGAAGAAGGTGACGAACTGTCAGGCACCTATGATTGGCAGGTGATGCGGCGTCAGCACCTGTTCAACACGGTGGCGAGCGCGGTTCAATCGAGCGCAATCCCGTCTGACCTAGACCATTTTATTGCCAACTCGTTCTTTAACAGAACGACAAGGCGGATGATCTACGGGCCAATCACTCCGCAAGAGTGGCAGGCTATCCAAGCCCAGCCGCAACTGAACAGGGTGTTTCTGGCGTTTATCGAGCGGGATGGCCAGTTTCTGGTCACCCCGACGCCGGATGTGGGCCAGACCATTGCGTATGAATACATCACGACGAACTGGGCCAAATCGGCTGCGGGTTCGGCGCAATCGTCATTCCTCGCTGACACTGACCTGACCTATCTGGATGACAAGCTGTTCCCGCTTGGCCTCCGTTGGCGGTTCCTTAAGTCCAAGGGGCTGGATTATGCGGAGGACTTCCGCACCTATCAGGGCGAGCGCAATCAACGCATGGCCCGTGACGGCGGGAACGGCG